TCCACCAATTTCACCCCACTCAGTTGTATAGCCTTCAAATTTTTCTAAGGTTGTATTATATCTAAATTGTCCTGCTGCTCCTGTAGGTCTTTGAGCGGTAGTACCTTTAGCTATTAATATAGCGTCAGTTTCACTACCGATATCGAGAGCTACTGAAGGATCCGCAGTACCGATACCGACTCTGTCATTATCACCTGTAACGGTAAATGCGTTATTGTTACCGACTAAGAAGTCATCACCTGCATCTGTACCTAGCGTTACAGTAACCGTTGTCCCTGCGTCTGAAGAAATACTGTCTAGAGCTATATCTCCAACATTGGTAATATTGTTGTCGTTAAAACTTGTAGCGCCTAAACCTAAAGAAAATAAAGGTATTTGACTAAACGTTACAACACCACTAGAAGCGATTGCTATAGCGTCAGTATCACTAGCTGATCCAATATTACCAGCGTTAGGAATGACTATATTACCGCCAGTAGTCATTAAACCACCACCAGTAAAGGTACCCCCAAGAGTGGTATTGCCTGCTACTTTAAATGTTCCTGAAACATCTAGATCTGTAAACGCATCAACTACGGCCGCGCCTGATCCAGCACCATCTGTATAAATAACTTTTACGCTACCGTTTGGTACAGTTACATTTGCTCCAGATCCTTGAGATATTGCTATCGATTGAGATCCAGAGGTAGCATTTTCGATAATCCAAACTTTAGATACAGTATTAGGACTGATGGTTAAAGTTCTTGTAGCAGTTAAAGATACGCTTGAAGTAACTTTAAGATAAAGGCTTCTGATAGGATCGGTTGCCCCATCTGCCATCGTAGTTGTTGTATCTGCATCACTACTAAAAGATGCTTCAGTTCCATAACTAAAAGCTTCTGCTACCAGTTCTAAGTTAGTATTGGTACTGGTTCCCCAAGTACCTGCCTCATCACCAGTTGCGATTTCTTTTAATCTTAAATCATTTACATAGGTTGCCATTTATTTTGCCTCATATATATTTTACGCTACTTCTTTCCAACTAGGGGATTGATTTTCGTTTATTTGTGCAAAACCTGAGTTTTGGGTGTCGGTTACATTAGTATAGTTTGGAGTTTGACTTTCATCAATACGAGACCATATTAAAACTTTTCCGACTGCGCCAGTTGCTTCTACTCCAGATACAGGTGCATTTGCATCTGCTCTTGGTGTTGGTGTTCCTAATTGACTTGTTGCTTCTACACCATTAGGGAATACACTTATCTCTAATAATATAGTGACTGTGCCAAGAGCTCCAGTAGCAGAAACACTTGTAGGTGTAACGTTAGCTTTACCTATAAATGTAGGTGTGCCAACTGCACCTGTTGATGTTTGTCCTGTGGGTAAAGCATTAGCTGCAGCAGAAGGAGTTACAGTACCTAGAGCTGATGTAGCTTCTTGACCTGTAGGGGTAGCGTTAGCGTCCGCTACTACATTTACAGTAACTGAGCCAACAGATCCATTTAAAGAAGGAAGCGCTACTACAGCTTTACCGTTTACTCCTACACCTGAAACTGCACCTGTAGCTTCTTGTCCTGTTGGTATAACATTAGCTTTCGCTATGGTTGATACACTACCTAATCCTGTTAAACCTTTAAAGCTGTCTTCATCTGTTACTATAGTAGTATTAGCATCGGCTGTTACGCTTGTTGTTCCTAGTGCAGAAGTTGCTGATTGGCCTGTAGGAGTTACATTAGCTTTAGCTATAACTGATAAAGAACCTACTGAACCTGTAGCTGATTGTCCTGTAGGAGTGACATTGGCGTCAGCTGATACATAGTTATGCTCAGTAGGACCAGTCGTACTTGCGGTTGCTGCGGAAGGAGCGGTAAGTGTTACGGATAAAGCTTCGCCCCAGGCTCCTTCGCCCCAAGTGCCTCGACCCCATCCATTTATATTAGCCATTTACCAATTCCATTGATCTATTTCGCCATTAAAACCTTCAGTTGCGTTAAAAGGAAAAAACTCAGCAAGTTCTTTTATATCACCACTATCGTATTTTAGATTAGGCAATTCTGCTTTTTTCTTTTTAACTATAACGCTTACATTATAACCGTAAGTTTTTACTGAAGCTTCTTTACAGTTAAAACCTGCCAATATTAAATTGTATAACAATAATCCTGCATTCCATAAAGATACATGACCGCCTACTATTTCCTTTTTTAGAGGAGGAACCGTTATCGCAAGAACGCCATCATCTTTTAAACAATTAAATATTTTTTTTAGAAAATGATTTACGTTGAGCTGATGTTCCAAAACATGTGAACACCAAACACAATCAAACTGATCGTCTATTTCTATTAAATTAAAGTCACCTAAGATATCAGGATTGTATTCTGGGTTGATGTCTTGTCTGACTACTTGTTTGTCGTTTTTATCAAACAAAGACCAAACAGATGATTTAAAGCCAGAGCCTATATCTAAGACATTGTTAAAAGAATAATCAGCAATCAGCTTATCAGCCGCTTGATCGCCAAACATATGTTTGAATTAAGCTATTCTAATAATAGCAGTTCCAGAAGCAGCTGCAGGGAAAACAATTGTAAAGTCACCTGCGGTTGATGTTTTGTCACCGCCAAAATCAATAGTAGCTACTGATTTGTTTGAATCACTTGAATTGTAAATCATACAACCTCTAGCAGTAATTGTAGCAGTACCGAAAGTTAAATCGTTAAAATCACAAAAAGCAGTTGTTCCAGATGTTGTTGGAGTTACGTTGGTTAAAGCTGATCCACCTGAAGTGTAATTAGTTCCAGATGCTTGACCAGTTGTTGTAAAAGAAGTGGTAGTGGCTCCTAGAGTGGCTGATGAAGTATACAAAGCTAGTTTGAAAGTATCTCCACTAGAGTTAGTAAAATTATGATTACCAAGCAGTAATTCTTTCTTGAAGCTAGTAGTAAGTGTTGATGTAATTGCCATAGTTATAGTTTCCTAATTAAATCAGCAGCCTCTGTAAGACCTGCTTTATTCAATTCATTATTAATTGTAATCCTATCAGATTTTATAGCATTTTGCATATATTGTTCAATTACTTTTTGAATGTTCTCTTGGAATGTTTTTACTTGAATTTGCACATCTGCAGGCGCTTCTTCGCTAACTGCTATAATTCTTTTGATGCAAAGATCTGCCCAAAATTCTACAGGGTGACCACCTTCATCAGTTGTATGCACCTCAACCATTCCAAGCTCCGGGCCTGCTTTATAACTCATTACCATTTGTTAGGTTCTCCTACTTTATTTTTTTTAAGATGACTATCATGTTTATCTATAAGAACTGGAGCTCTGTCTTCTTTATATTGAACTAACTCACTTTGTTTTTTTGGTATCAATACGCCTTTCTCATTTGTAATAACTACAAGCGGATCATCTAGTCGATGATAGCCATATAGTTTTTCATTTGATGGGACATTAGTATCAAGCAGCCCACTTGTATGAGCTACCTCAACTTGAATCCCATTAAACATAGCCTTGCTTAACCAAAATTCTACACATGCTCTGCCTGCTTCTGCAAAATGCAAATTGCCTTTATAACTAAAATCTATTCCAAACATTCTAATTTTTTCAACTTTGTTCCATACAGCAAATGCAACAGCGTAAGCAACAGTATTATTGAGATAGTGAGAACCACATCCAGCTAATACTTCTTCAATTGGATATTCAACAAGACCCGGACATCTATCATCCAATTCGCATGTATAGATTGGTCCTTCGTGTTCTTGTAGCAATTTTGACATGCTGTCAGTTTGGCCGCCCGCATCATCTGTATCTAAAAATCTAGATGCAGGATCCATCATAAACACTCTATCGTGATAAATAACAGATGCTACAGAGTTGATAGCCCACACCTCATCAAAATGTACGCTATGCGATTTAGCCATATTATAGTCAAACCAGCTTTTACCTAGTCCAACAATGGCAACGGTTTTACCGTTAAGTTTTTTTATTGGTTTCATTTTCTCTCTCTCTATTTGAAACTTATGTTACGTTTGTTCTTAGTGAATCATACCTCATCTCATCCCTAGTATCTCGTCCTTCTCCTAGGTTCTTAAGTCGTAATAACCCTTCTTTAAATCTAGCTTCGTATAAGCCAATATCTGCAGGGTCTAGTTTTAAAAATATTGCACCTTCTAATAAACAACCGTATAACAAGGTGTCAGGTGCTTCTGTTGATAAATATGTTGTACCTGAGTCACCACCTGCAGTTAAAGATACAGGTTTAGCCAAGTAGTGCAGTTCCATAGAATAGTTTGCGTCAGGAACAGGAGCTATCTCAAATGTTGTTTGGTCAAATATAGCGTAATATCTAGGTTTGCCTCTGGTTGTTGTATCAGAAACAAACTCTTTTAT